TCCGGAGCAGGTCACACGGCCATACGATTACCAGCCGATCCAGAACACCCTAACAGCAGCCGACGACCTTGGTAATTTGCAATATGTTAAGCACGATTCGACGGGCTTGGTAGATGTGCCGACGCTGCTGCTGCAATGTTTGAACCGCACACGGGCGACACACCTTTGGAGTACGGACAACTTTTTGTATTACGTCAATGACTTTGACGCGGTGGATTACACGGGAAGCAACCAATTGATTGATACGCGAATTTATAATCCATCGCTAGGCAACCCAGACAGCAACGGAGTTAATCAATACTATTCAACCTTTGAGATACTCGAAAGCATAACGAAGGTATTTAACGCGCGGTTATTTCAGAGTGACGGCGTTTGGTGGTTCTTGCCATTGGGGGCACAGCAGGCAAGTACAACGCTGACGGCAGAAGGCAAGCAGAAAGACGGCACGGATATAACACAGGACACATATAACGCAGCGCGTGCATTTGATTCGACACTGGAGCGGCTACGCGGATACCAGTATAGCGGCCTTGCACCATTAAAGGAAGTGCGGCGCACGCGCAAATACAATGGCAACTATCCGCTGATCTATGACAACCTGTATACCGAAACGGAATTCGGCAACACGTTAGAGGATACCGATATAGATTACTTGCAGGACACAGAGTTTTTAATCACTGGCACATTCAATTATGAATATGACGGCGACGGCGTAGCGACGGGAGATGATATTGTGGCGCGGGTAATGCTTCGCTTCCTTGTTAAGGTTGGCACGCAGTACCTGCAACGGGATGCACAGTTTACGGAAACAATGCTAGACTTCCAACTTGGCGATTTAGATGAGGGCGTACTCGAATACACTTCGCACGTTTACAGCACGCCACAATGGACGGCAACGCCCGAATATTATGAAGTCGTTAGCTACGTATTCAACAGGAACGAAGGCGGTGAAGTTACCATGCCGATTGTGATTAATACGCCAGCGCTACCAAGTGATCAGACCGGAATGGATTTAAGTGTGACGATTGTCGGCATTGATGACGATGGCGCATTCGATAGTAACCTAGTAAGCACATCGGCAGCAGATTTTCAAATCGTGGTATTGCGTGCTGACCTCCTAGGCAATAATGCGCTAGGCGATGAGGTTGTTTTCACAGCTACCAACAGCGACACGGCACGCGGCGAGATTGACCAAGGCCTGTGCTTGTTTGGTGACGGTGAAACACAGAACGCCGACGGGGTTATACGCGTCATTGTGGGCGTCAATGCCGTACCGGTAACCCAATGGCAAAGTTTAAACTACACGGGTACAGGCGTAGGCATCAACCGGCTTGGCGTGCAGGAGATACTAGCAGGCCAGCGAATTAGCACACCGATACAACGCGGCACGGTATACGGAAGCAATTTAAAAATGTGGCAAGTGCTTGACGACACAGTTGGCGACTTTGCACTATTCCAACTTACATTCACAGCGCGATCCATCGAAACCGAATTAGAGGCGTTTCTTGTTTCGCGAGATGCTTCGACCGTTACAACGGCCATAGGCGACGCCATCGACGTGGTTGATCCGATAACCCACAATCCTAGCTTAGGCGTGACAGGTGCAACGGAGGCGCTGAATAGGACGCTGCTGATTGGTGAAGACAGTTACGGCTCACGCGTGCAGTACAGAACCGCCACAGTAACCAATCGAACAGGCACAACGTACAACGTGCGGCCGATTGATTATATGATAATGAACACGTGGCAAGGCGGCAACGGTGCAAGCATTATTTATTTGCCGCTGGTTGCAGATAACGAAGGGCGCAGCATCCAGTTTCATAGCGATGGCACAATAGCCGCAAACCAGTATGTTAGCCTGCGACCTAATACAGGGGATTCAGGCGTAACTATCGACGGCGCAACGTCCTATGATTTCAACCGAGCTTATGATGGCATCACTATCTTGTGCCACAATTCGAACTGGTATATAATACAGAAAAAAGAAAAGTGATGGAATGGGAATTTGTGGCAATGGTTGCGCCGGTGGTGGCGGGTTTGGTAGGTGTATGGGTGAACCTCAACAGCACGGTGGCACGCCTCAAAAGCCGCGTCATCCAGCTCGAAATTGACAGCAACGAAATTAAAAGCGACATGAAGGAACTATTGGCCTCCGTCCACAAAATCGAGTTAATGCTTGCAAAGCTGCAAAAATGATTTGGATTATATTAGCGACGGTAATGGTGAACGCAACTTATAAGGCGCGCGAATATGGCCGTGCTGATGTTGCTGATATTATAATCTTTGTCGCAGCCTGTTCGATAATATGGAACTGAGATATTTTAGATACGAAGAATTCGATTGCAAGTGCAAGAAATGCCGCACTAATTTGGAGGGCCTCGGGATTGACGTGATGGATTTGGATTTTTTGTTAATGCTGGACGACGCACGCCACAAAGCGGGCGTAAGCTTTGTTATCACGTCGGGCGTTCGGTGCAGCTCTCACAACCGAGCCGTTGGAGGGAAAAAAAGCAGTTCACATTTAAAAGGCTTGGCGGCTGATATTAGCTGCTCAGATGAACGTACACGGGGTTATATTTTGGGCGCACTTTATGACGCGGGATTCAACCGCATCGGTATAGGCCGCACGTTTATCCATGTGGACGACGATGACGGAAAAACGGAAGACCTAGTGTGGCTCTATGATTAACACGATACGCCCGCGAGTCACAGCCCAGCAAAAAAAAGCGCTGGACTTCCTACGCAACAAAGAGCGTAGAGTGCTTGTAATAGGTGACCTGCATTGCCCATTTGAGAAGGGAGGATATTTTGAGTTTTGCCTTGAAACCTATGATAAGTACGCGTGCAATCAGGTTATTTTCATCGGTGACCTCATCGACTCACACGCCACCAGCAGGCACGAAACAGACCCAGACGGGGAAAGCGCAAGGACGGAGTTAGAACGCGCAATTGAAGACCTGCAAAAATGGCGCATAGCTTTTCCGGTGGCCGATTGCATTATAGGAAACCATGACCGCGTGGTAATGCGCAGGGCGTTCAGCTCATCTATTCCCAGCGTTTGGATTAAGTCCTTTAATGAAGTATTGGGCACTTCATGGAATTGGCGCGAGCGCGTTGAGTACGATGGCGTGCAGTACGTACACGGTGAAGGTGGAACAGCCCGCACAAAGGCAAAGAACGACCTACAAAGCACGGTGCAGGGTCATATACATACACAGGCCTATGTGGAATGGATGGTTGGCAATCGTACCAAGTTATTCGGTATGCAAGTAGGTTGTGGCCTTGACCGCGAAACGTATGCAGCGGCATATGCTAAGCACTATAAAAAGCAGGCGATAGGATGTGGCGTAGTTATCGGTGGACATACGGCTATCAATTGTTTGATGCCGCTTTAATACCTTGCACTAAATTTTTACATCATGGGAGAATTGATACAGACATATTGGGCCGAGATACTTTTGGCTATCATGGCATTCGTGAAGGTTATTGTGAATCTCACGCCAACGGAAGCAGATAACAAGGTATTCGGATGGCTTGACACGCTAATAAGCGCAATCGTAAGCGACCGGCGCAAGGAACGCAGAGAAGCGCGAAAAAATGACTAACCCTAGCCGCTAGGGTTGTTTCCTAGTTTGTTACATAGAGATAATTTAAAGAGCCTCCAAACGTGGAGGCTTTTTTTGTGCCCAAATGTTAAAATTGAAAATATTTCACGAAAAAGCTTGCGTAACGAAATAAGTTGCGTATCTTTACACCATGACAAACGCAAACAACACTATCATGACAAACTTAGAAACAGCAAAACAGGAGCTTAGCAACGTAAACATGACCGCAGTAATTCAAGCGGCTTGTAAGCAATTTACAGACGCTTGTTATGATGAAGGCTTAACAGTTGAAAAAACAAAGCGCATGATGTACAGCGCTGAAGGTTTAGAAGTTATTGCAAAGCTTGCAGCAAAAGCAATTTGAATTCAACGCCCTGCCTTCGGGCGGGGCTTTATCTCTTTACCATGTGGCGCGAAGGATACGACTACCCAGCAGACGACGAAGACGAAGGCCGCGACTACTACGAAGAGGCCGACGAACAACACGACAAACAACAAGATTTAACCCTAGACCAATGAAAAGACCTATTTGCGTGCGCTCAAGCGTACAAGTAACAGCACCGCAGTCATTCAATCAATGGCAGCAAGACCTAGCCGAGGAACGTGAGTTTCTGCGCCTGATTGACAAAATGAAAATGCACCTAAAGCAAAACCGTGAGCGATGAATATCGAAACAATACAAGTCAGTTCCTGCCGTGGGGCATTTGATCGCGAGACGCGAATGGTCTACCTCATCGAATGGCTCGAACACGTCCGGCCCGATGTCATGATAAACGATTACAGCAAAAAACAACTGCCGGCGATTATGCCGCACGGTGTATTTTACAACCGCAGACAGGACACGATCCAAAAGCATAGCGGTTTAGTGCAAATCGACATTGACGGCAAACACCAAAGCGCTGGATTTGATCCGGAAAACGTGGTGCGCGATATGGAGGCCGCGCCGTACGTGGTGGCTGGTGGCATTAGCTGCATGGGTGAAGGCGTTTATATGCTGATCGCAATAGACGGCATAAACGAAACCAATCACCGAGAGAAAGCCAGCCGCGTCATGGATATGATCGAAGAACAATTTAACGTGGTGGTAGATGTGCCCGTCACAAACAACCTTAGCAGCTTGCGATTCGCATCCGGATACGCGCCATTCATCAATTACGACGTTACACCTTTAACCTTTGAGCAATGAATAACACTGACGAACTGCGGGCGCTATCCGCAAAATACGATATGCATCCGGATCACTTCCACAAAGACCCGCGCGGCTTTGTCATTATGACGCGCCGAGGCGTCGAACACTTACAAGCCAAAATAAAGGCCGAGGTTCGTTTTTCTACCGTGCCGGAATACTCAGACCCCAAAGAAGGAAAATATTGCATTAAAGCGTACGCAAAATGCGAAATAGGCAAGGTAGAAACGTATGGCGAGGCGAGCAAAGCAAATAACAGAAACCCTTACCCGATTGCCATGGCGGAAAAACGCGCCTTATCACGTGCCATTTTGAAGCTTACTGGTTATGGCGGTATTGTATACGGCGAAGACGAAATAGATGAATAGCCTTGACGAGTTTTTTGATGCTGTAGAGGCTGACCAAGCCGCACACGTGGAAGACGTCAAAGACTATGCTTTGCTGCTGCTGAGTACGTCCACAATGAAGGACGACGACGACGGCTTAGAGGATGAAATAATAGACACCAACCCAACGCCAAGCCGCTGGCGTGAGATATTTGAGCGGCTCAAATTAAACCAGTTGCGTGCAATCGATTTGCCGAACTGCTCGCAAACAGAATTCACTAAATCTTATAAAAAACATGGAATTGATAATTGAAGGAGTAATTAAGCGCGTTTGCAAACCGATGGAATTCGAAAGCGGCTTCAGGAAGTGCGAAGTACACGTAGAAATACAAGACGGTAAATACCCGCAAACCTTAGCACTGGAGTTTCTGAAAGACGACGTAGACGAGGCCGTCGCATTGCCTGAAGGCAAGACAATCAAAGCACGCTGCAACGTGCGCGGCAGCGAATGGCAAAAGGATGACACGCAGCCCATGCGCGTCTTTATGTCCCTAGTGCCTTGGAAGTATGAAATAGTTGAACAATTAAGGACTCCTGAATCTTGGAAGAAGGATTCAGCACCAACCCAACAACCTGCACCCGATGGCCAAAACTTCCCATTTTGATAGGCTTTACTACTGCGTCAAAGTACCGGCATATAACAGCAGCGTAAAATTTGAAAACTATGGCAGCGCAAGCAAATACATTGACGACCTCGAAAGCAAGGGGATCCGCTACGAAATCAAAACCGAATACCATGAATCTCAGAGAGTTTATAAAGCGACACTACACAACAATTGAGCGGTGCGCCGTGGAACTGGACGTAAGCCGGCGAACCATTGAAAATTATTGCTTTCGTAACCCGTCCGGCATATTGAAGCACAGCGGTCAGATCATACAGTTGGATGATGTCGAGCCGTTGCAGCTATTCGACGCAGTGGCGGAAACAATAGAGCAGATAAACGAGAACCGCCCGAAATGATATGGCAAAAGCTTACAACCCATGAAATGGCCTTTGCATACGAAACAGGCAAGGAAGTAATACAGGCAAAAATGAAAAACAATCATACAGGCAACAATGAATTAAGTAAGTACGCCGGTTATGTTGGTCAGGTCGCAGCAATGAAGTATTTAAAGGCGGTAAACATTGACAATTATGAGTATGACTTGCAGCGCAATGGTAAACGTATAGAAGTAAAAACAAAGGTGCGGAATAGATTACCCGATCCAAATTTTGCGGCCTGTGTTTATGCTTCAAACGCTGATCAGCTTTGCGACGTGTATTTATTTATGCAGGTAATGAAACGCGCAGACAACCCAAAAAAACTAATGCACGGCGCTTATTTACTTGGTTGGATTGATCGCTATTTGTACAACGAACGGTTTTACCAAGTGCGGAAAGGCGATAAAGACGGTAAATATTACACAGAACCAGCCGACGCGTTTAAAATTGAGTTGCGTGATTTACGTCCAATTGACGAGCTAAAATGAAGCGCACCGGCATATGGATCCCGATAGAGATTTGGACGCTGGACCTCGCGCCCATGGATCGCGTTCTATTGGCCGAGGTTGCCAGCTTCGCGGAGAATGGCAAAGCGTGCTTCATGACCAACGCCAAACTAGCCGAGGCGCTCGGCATTAGCGAAGACCGCACACGAAAGATTATTTACAGACTGATCCAAAGCGGCCACCTCAATAGGGGGGTGGTCGCTAACGGACAGGGTGGGTACAAACGGACTTTAGGGTGGGCGCAAACGGACAGGGGGGTGGGTGCTAACGGACAGGGGGGGGGGCGCAAACGGACACGTACAAAAGAACTTACAAAACATATTACTAAAACACTACAAAACAAGGAAGAAAATTTTTTGATAGTACTTCCATGGCAAACAGAAGCCTTCACAGCCGCATGGTCTGAGTGGCTGGAGTACAAAAAAACAGATCACCGATTTACGTACAAATCGCCCAAAAGTGAGCAAAGGGCACTAATTCAACTCCAAAATGAGTACACCAACGAAAGCGAAGCAATTGAAGCGATCCACAGAAGTATCGCAAACGGATACAAAGGCCTTGTATTTAAACAGCGCGCAGGCGGCAGAACTAACGCCAGCAGAGCGGCAAACCTTAAAACAGACGTCAACCGCGAACAGCTTGCAGAATTTGCAAGAACTGGACGTATCGCGCCTGACAGTGGCGGCGTGCTTTGAGGGCACAAACGTAAAAACGGCCCTAATAGTCAACGAAAGCGCTACACGGGCGGCGCTGGTCGGTATGATCAGCCGCTGCGTGGACTTCATAGACGCAAACAAGACATTGAACGAGCCGGCGCACATTGCAATGACCGTCAATGAGCTTGTACAGCAATTTCCAGCGTTTACTTTGGAAGATTGGCGGCTTTGCCTGTACATGATGGCAAAAGAAAGCTTTGGACCGTACTACGAGCGACTTAAATTGGCGCAGTTCGTGGATTGCTTCACTAAATACGACCAACTCAAACAACCAGTCATTCAGACGATCCGCGAGAACGAACGGAAAGACGCGGAACGGATGCAGCAGGAAGCAATGAGGCATTTACGGCCCGAATACGCCACAGAGGTCAACCCAATAGCGTCAAGGGTACACCCAGCCGATTGGATGGCAGGAGAGAACCGCCTAACGTACACAGAGCGGCAGGAGATGGAGAACCGACAGAAGCAAGCGCAGAAATGACCGATATTGAAAGATTTTGGCTCGACCTGATGGACGCACGCCGCTACGCCAT